GGCAAACTGCTTACGAACCTCTGTAGCAGACCTTGCAGGTTCACCAAGTACCTCGAAATCAAATGTAGGCGTTACGATTACATAGGCCTTAGGTTTATCAGGATCACCGAAAGGTTTTGCACCTTTACCGTCTTTTGGATATGGTTGTAGATAGCTGGGTTGCCCAGACTTGGTTGGCTTGAATGAGAAACGTGGATCTTCGTCCATGTCTTTCTGGGAAACAGCAAAGACTACAATGGTCTTTGAACCATCGTAGCCTCGTAGAATTTCAGATGAGATATATGGGTTGCGGACTTCGTGAATGTCAGTAGATGTGACACCAGATAGCTCCATCATCTTCTTCTTTTCAGTGAAGGTGAAAGGGCTCTTTGGAGCTTCTACTTTATTGGATGTTGCTATTGTCGCGTTACCAAATTTATTCTTCAACCATTTATAGACCTGATGATGGCCTTTATGGAAAATTTGGAAACGGCCAGGATAAACCGCTATTGTTTTCATATATCCCCTCTACAGGAACCTTTGTCTTTTATTTAGTATATCTGGTGCTTTCACCTGTCTCTGGATCGACCAAGTAGGCCTCAATCTTCATTTCTGGATGTAGTTTATTCAGCTTCAAAAGCGTTTCAAGATTACCTCTATGGTCATCCCACATGCGGATCTTATTGAATTTACCAGAGTTGATATACTTACGAATGATAACGGCTTTGGTGATATTTGTCTTCGCGTCAGCCTTCAGCTTCTGTAAGTTACCAGCTCGCTCGATATAAATCTGGTCGATTGGAATGCCATGGTCTCTGAACTTCTGTAAGAAGGGCCCCTTGTCGAAGAAGTCGGACCTTGCAGTCACGATGATTGTCTTTGCGTTGGTCTCCTGTGCAGCCTTCTTTAAGCGATCAACCATCTTATCAATAGGCACCGCAGTCTTCTTGAAATGCTCACCAGACCTGAACTGAGCGAAGTCATACTCTTCACCTGGCTTCAACTTATAGGTGTTGAATTCACCAGACTTCAGTTCACGCACCTTCTCACCATCTTTCATAATCACGACAGAGGCCTGTGATATGAATAGTGTATCATCAATGTCGAAAATGTTAAGCAACATTCCCGTTTGTTCTTTTGCTTCTTCTAGGTATTCGAATAGTGATTTCATTTAGACCAGTTCTTTGCTGCTGTGAAGTTATTGAAAGCGAACTCTAGCTGGTCGATTAGCTTGACTGCATTTCCTTTCAGTCTATCAACAGCTACGAATCCTTCTGGTGTTGTTACGGAATATCCATTGTCGGTTCTCTTAAATGTTCCGACAACACTCTGTACCTTCTCTAACTTCCTGACTATCATGAGTTTAGCATCAATCAGCAGGTTTTGCAAGTCGAAAATCTTCTTCAACTCATCCTTATTAGCCTTATACCAGCCAAGCACGATGGTCTTTTCACGCTGACGGTTAGCCTTTGTATCAGCTTTCTTGGCCTCTGCAATAGACTTGTTTAACTTTTCCTCAATCGAAAGAATTAATCCTTTAACGTGAGCCGCTGTGTTTGTGATAGCTTGCCCTTCGCGCACTTTGGAATTGTTCCATGTTTTGATTTGTACTTTGTAGGTATCATTGGTGGCAATCTCATTCAGTGTACGGGCTGAGATGGTTCTGAATAAACTACCAGCCGATGTGAGGATAGAGTTGAGTGCTGCCGTTTCTTGTGCTGTGAATGTGGCTGTACCTGTAGCATCAACGAATGAAGCATCACGAAACCACACATCTTTGGTTTGCTTTAGATGCCCGATATCAACACCAAACGAAGCCTTCATATCTTCTAGTGCTGGCCCAACATATGTGGTATGCCAGACAATACCCATCTGTGCAGCCCTCATTTGATTTGCAAGATTAGAATCAGCCGGTACGGCATATACAACAGTGTTAGGTTGGAAAATAACATACTCGACACCATCGATGGTTTGATTCTTCAGGTCTTCTTTGGCGAACATCATATCACCTTGAATAACACCGGTGATACCAAGCCCTCTGAGATAGCGTAGTGCAACCTTCAGTTTCTTGTTTAGACCTTCACCAGGATGATTTGCATCAATGTCAGCATCGGTATAATTAAGCTTTGCATTCTTGGCGAAGACACCTTTGGTACCAATGAAGAACTTACCATTGGCTGGATTGATACCAGCAAAGATAGCAGGTGCACCATCCCACTTAGTAGTGAGGTTTACTCTTGCTTCGGCAGCATGACCGGCCAGCATATCTCTCAAAGCGGTAAGAAAGTAAATAGCACCACGGGTACCTTTTACACCACCATTCAAGACTTCATCTTGCAGATGTTCGAGGTGAAGGTTCTTACCTTCTTTATCTTCTCTGAGGAATGTTTGTAAGTTTATCATTTGACTGGCACTACCATTGCATTTTTAGGGATACTATCTGTAACAACTATACGACCTGCACTATCACCGCGAGATGGTGATTTACCGTAAATTTTTGGAACGCCACCTTGTTCTGCATTAGGATCAAAACGCTGGTCTTCTCTTCTTGCTCTTAGTCTAAAGTATAGCTCATGCGTCTTCGCATATTCTTTAGATTCAGTTAGAGTGCCGTTCAAATAAAGAATACCATCGGTGAAAGTAGCTTTAACATCCATTGGACCAATATACATATAATCTATTGGGCCTCCCATGGCTTGTGTACCAACAACGATCTTCTCTTTTGTCTTTGGACCAATTTTACCATAAACGTCAGGTACTTTATCACCAGCTTTTAGACCTTGTGCAATAAGGGCATCATATGCGGCTTTCATGAAACGACCAGCTAAACCAGGAACAATTGCTTCAAGACCTTTAAGTCCTCCGCCGGCCAATGAAGGAGCCGCTTCTCCTTTGAGTGATAGGTTTACAGGTTTCTTATTTTTACAATTGACTACAATATCTGTATATGGTTCTGAACCACTGGCTTGTCTACCTGTATATTTGTGAGCACCATTTACATTATCGATACGAATGCCGCCAGCATCTATTGTTATTGGTTTATTTTTATTCTTTCTAACTGCACTATCAACTTCTTTTTTGAAACCGTTCTCTTGTCTTTCGGCTGATGCACCTGCCATCTCAATACCTCATATTAGAATACCTGAGGTATTTAGCATAAAGCAAAAAAGCCCCCGAAGGGGCTTTAAAGTATTCTGAGATAGGTCTTACGACTTTTGCCCTGCGGTAGCCTTGAGCATCCAACCATGCTTCTTATGGGCTGTTATTCTGTCTTGAAGTAAGTTAGATAGCCCGTACTCTTTAGCTTCTTCGGCCATCTCATAACACTCTATCAGAGACGATAGTACCTTATCGTTTGCGGCGATTAAGTTCACAACCATCTTTGCTGCATTTGGAACGAGATCATCTTCTTCTAACTCTGACAGTTCTTTCATGCGCTGAAGGCTGCCTGGTGCAAAAGAATTGATCTGGCGGAGCTGTTCTGCAATGTCATCGACTGCACCATGAACCTCTATGTAGAGATCGCCGAAGAAATCATGATACTGTGGAAAGTCGGAGCCAATAACATTCCAATGATAACCATGAGTCTTCATATACATTGTGAACGTATTAGCTAAAACCACTTTCAGTTTGTCTACTAACATTACGGCTTCTCCTAATCAGATGGACTATTTAGCACTTCTTCAGCTTGCCACTTACCTAGCGGGCAAGACACATCATGCAGCATCGTCTTATAGTCCATGAAGCAACCACATGCTGAACATCTTTTGTTCTTCTTGTTTAGCCTATCACAAGTCATACAGATATCCATACGTTTTTTCGATAAGTTAAACCTTTCAACAAAGATGGTGTTTAGCTTAATCAAGGCGTCAGAATTTCTTTCAGACGGTCAGCAGCGTATGAGGCTGCAAAAGCTTCAGGCTTGACCTTCGGTGCGAAACCACACATACCACGAATGTAACCAGTGGCCTGCTGAATGACACAAGAAGAACCGTGTAGCTCGTCAGGATTGATATCGAGGTGAACTTCAACGTGACGGTCACCAATAGCCTCAAACAGTTCAAGG